CTCTTTTTGTCATATCTTTTCTGTATCCATCGCATACTTCACACTTTAGAATATATCCGCATCTTTCAGCCGATTCTTCAATCAACTGTATTGCTTCTCTTTTTGTCATATCTTTTCTGTATCCATCCATTATACTAAGGAATATGAGAGTGTTTGCCATGTTGTTCACAGCTGTTGTTAGAGCTGAACCTGAATACAAGACAGGCCCCACGGGCTCTAATTTGACTTTCATGCCCTTCACGCCTCTCTTGCTCTGTGTTGAGACAATTTTGCATGGGGCTTCGAGCTGTTTAAACATAGTTCTGATATCTGCCACGAACCTCGAATCGACAGACATCGCTTGTTCAAGGAGTTTGAAAACAGGAGCGAAATTACTCCCATCACAAGCGGATATATCACAATTGCATCTGAGGACACCATCAGAACACCTAATGGCACAATTGGAATCATCCGAGAAATAATTAAAATAAACGTCGTATTTTAGGTCGATTAAATTCGAGAAACACTCGAGCATTGTCTCTCTTGAGGGTTTAATGTAAGTGCAAAACCCGCCCTTGAAATGGTAGCCTTTACCAAATGCGGACTTGACATGGTCCATGAGGTAGCACCCAACTGTGCTGCCTGGCGCAGTCAAATCACCAACTGCTCTAAGGTACTTATTTTGCTTAAGCACCTCTTTAGTTTTGCACTTATAGTCTACGTAGTCGAACCTTCTTCCAGCAGTCCGACCATCGACTACGATGTCTTTCCTAACTTTTCTCCTTAACTCTCTTTTGGGATGCGGTTGGTCAGTCCACAAATCCCTCATTCCTTCGTTGCTGAATGGTACATCCAACAAAAGTTGATGGAAAGTCCTTCTAAATTCCACCAACCACTTCTTTGGACTACTAGTCCGACAGTACACCTCTTGATTGGCCATGAGTCGTCCATGTAAACCTGGCTGTCCAGGCTCCCGTACGCACGTTAACCTCCGTACTGCGCCGCGGAGCCCTTCGTTATCACAATCGTATATCGTTCCACCATGTAGACATCTCGGTCCAAAGTGGGTCCAATATTCACGTGAAAACAGTCCCTCATTAAATAATTTCAGGTTATCTGGATCGTCTGGGAACATGATGTCGCCATCCTTGATGTACTTTGCCCCACTTAGTGTCTTGAATCTTCCGTTAAATCTAAATTCCTTTGTTCTACACGTCGTATTAGGCACAACGCGTAATTTAGTAACGTCCGATTCAAAAACTCCAAGCGGGTACGTACTTCAGTCAACACGGTCGTATCGGAGATTCCCGACGACTGGAGTGTCATCTACTCTCGCAATACGCGCCGTGTTAAGGCACATCTGTTCAACAACCATAGCCGTGTTTATGGCAATAGAATAATCGTAATTCTCGCATTCCTTGAGCCTTCTCATGACATCACCAAGTATAAACCTGGTTAAGTTCGGAGTGGCTCTTGAGGCTACTCTGTCAGAGTAGACATCCTGTGCT